AGGCCGATCAAAAGTCACCTATCGTTTTTGTGAACCAACAATGATTACTCTGCCGCCAGAGAAACAAATCGCAATGCCTGATCCTGAGATTGCTTTTGCCTTTACGGCTGAAGATTTTGATTGGGTGATGCGTGCTGCTGCTATTCTTGATTGCCCACAAATTGCAATTGAATCTGATGGTTCTAAAATCAATATTGTGGCTCTCAATCTACAAGACGATTCTGCACACACCGACTCTCTTGAAATTTGTGATGGTAATGGTGACAAGTATCGTATGGTTTTCAAAACAGAAAACCTTACAAAGATTCTTCCTGGTTCTTATGATGTTTCGATTTCTTCTAAAGGTATCTCTCATTTCAAGAACAAGAATGTAAATCTACAATATTGGATTACAACAGAAGCAGGTTCTAAATTTGAGAAAGGTGCATAATGGCTATTAAATATTTCACAAATGCTTTCAAAGGCAACCCAAGTGATTCTATCGCAATCAATGCTGATAACGTCATGACGGTCTTTGAGGCTATCAACACCGACCACGATACAAATGAAGTGCAGACGGTGACAAATATTTACGGCACTACAGGTCAAACATGGTCGGTTGAAGAAGACATGGCTACTGTAGTTGCTCGTTTGAATCAGCGTGACTAAATTATGATTTTTGTGAAAGAACTATATTATGGAACACCTATTATGGGTCGAGAAGTATCGGCCTCTGACAGTCGAGAATTGTATTCTGCCAGACCGTCTAAAGAAACCATTTCAGGAGTATGTGAATCAGAAAACGATTCCAAATCTCCTACTGAGTGGCGGTCCAGGCGTAGGCAAAACAACAATCGCAAAGGCTCTATGTAACGAAGTCGGTTGCGACTTTCTTGTAATCAATGGTTCTGACGAAAGTGGCATCGATACCTTTCGTGTCAAGATAAAGAACTATGCATCGTCAATGAGTTTGTCTGGTGGCCGCAAGGTCATCATCATTGACGAAGCTGATTATCTCAATCCTAATTCTACACAACCCGCACTACGAAATGCGATTGAAGAATTTGCAGGCAACTGTTCGTTCATCTTTACTTGCAATTACAAAAATCGCATTATAGAACCACTACACAGTCGATGTGCAGTTATTGATTTTGGTCTGAAGAATGGTGAGAAGACCAAGATGGCGTCTGCGTTCTTCAAGCGCATTCAATCAATTTTGCAAAGTGAATCGGTCGACTATGATGACGCTGTAATTGCAGAACTTATCAAGAAACACTTTCCTGACTTTCGTAGAGTGTTGAATGAACTGCAAAGATACTCTCAGTTTGGTAAGATCGATACTGGTATTCTTTCACAGATTGGTGATGTATCGATTGCAGAGTTGGTAAAGAATCTGCGTGAGAAAGATTTTGGTGCAATTCGTAAATGGGTTGCAAGTAATGAGATCGATTCGAATACACTCTTTCGTAAGGTGTATGATGCGATGTATGACTTCATTAAACCACAGTCAATACCACAGGCGGTCATGGTTCTTGCTGACTATCAATACAAGGCTGCGTTTGTTGCTGACCAAGAGATCAATACTGTTGCATGTCTCACAGAGTTGATGGTTGGGTGTGAATTTGAATGATAGATACTCTTTTCAGACCTACTTTCGAATGGATACGAAATGATTGGAATTCTAACCATTTTCGTTTTATTGTTGAGTTTATTGCCTGGGCTATTAGTATTGGTTGTTCTATCACTATGGCTGCTACAGTTCCCAATCCACCGCTACTGGTACTATACCCTATTTGGATTAGTGGCTGCGCTATGTATGCTTGGGCTGCTTATACTCGCAAATCATTTGGTATGCTTGCAAACTACTTACTGCTTGTTACAATAGATAGTGTTGGACTGATAAGGATGGTGATATGAACCCGTTTGATTATGTGAATGCTATATTACAGAACAAAAAACAACTGATTGTCGATGAACTGACAGAGAAAGAGTATGTTCCTTTTTTGACAAATCGTAGTTTATCGTATCATAAAGATTGCATAATGTATTCTAATGAGATGAATATGCGTCATTTTGTTGATAAAAAGTTGCAAAATGACTTTTTACTAAATACAGTCAGGTCACAAAAAAGACCATTTGCGAAGTGGGTAAAGCCTGAAAAGAGTGAAGATTTAGAATGTGTAAAAAATATCTTTCAATATTCAAACAGCAAAGCCAAAGAAGCACTCAGGCTTCTCTCTAAGCAACAAATCCAAAAACTAAAAGAACAAACCGAAATCGGTGGATTAGGAAAACGAAATGGTGGATCTGACTAGATTTATTGAGGTGACATTGAATGAACAGGATGATTTTCTCAAAGTTCGTGAAACACTTACCAGAATTGGAGTGTCTTCACGCAAAGAGAGAGTCCTGTATCAGTCATGTCACATCTTACACAAACAAGGCCGATACTACATCGTCCATTTTAAAGAATTATTTGCATTAGATGGTAAGCCGTCTAATCTTTCAGAGAACGATATACAAAGAAGAAACGCAATCGCACGACTACTTGAAGAATGGGGTCTTTTGAAAATAGTAAATCAAGAGGTGATTGGTGACAATGTTGCACCACTTCATCAAATAAAGATTATTGCATTCAAAGAAAAAGACGATTGGGAATTGATTACGAAATACAACATAGGTAAAAAGACAAACGATTACTAATGGTGATATATGAAACAAGAGAATGTTGTTCGATTGAAGAATCGTTATACAGGCGACATTGTATTCACTAAGGCTTATGATAAAGTTGAAGAGCAAGGTGGTATGAAGTTTATTCGTGTGTATAATGAAAAGAATCCTGAAAGAACTTATATGGCAAATAGAGATGCCTTTGAGGTTCTTCTGGATAAATAGTAGTGTGACGCCGAAAGGGTCACGATATTGTAACTCGCTTAATAGGAGATAAACTATGACACTTACTTTTAGACCTCTTACTACATCTACTCTTGGCTTTGAACGCTTCTTTGATGAAGTCGAAAAGATGCTGAGTGCTGATGTAACAAAGACAACTCAATCTTTTCCACCACACAACATTATGAAACTTGATGATTCTCGTTATGTTGTTGAGTTAGCCGTTGCTGGTTTCTCAAAGAATGAAATTGAAGTATCAGTTGAAGATGGTACATTGATAATCAAAGGTGAAAAGGCTGAGAAAGAATCTGATGCAACATATCTGTATCGTGGCATCGGTACAAGGTCGTTCACCAAAACTCTCAAGGTAGCCGAAACAATCGAAGTGAAAGGTGCAGAATACAAAGACGGTATTCTACGAATTGGTCTTGAAAATATTATTCCTGACCATAAGAAGCCTCGCAAGATTGAAATTGGTTCTGAACTCAAAGAATTCAAACCAGAACTTCTACAAGAAGAAAAGAAGGCTGCTTAATTTGTGGGGCTTCGGCCCCACTCGAAAAGGTATACTATGATAAAACGTGATAAAAATTTCAAACTCCCAAAACAAGTTAAAGTTCAACTTGCCTTTATGACAAAAGAAAAGGCATCTGAATATCGTAATCTAATGGTAGATGCGATTGTCAAAGGTTCTGTGCTTATTAAAACACCTAAGAAGAAAGATCATAATGAACGAACCACCGATTCTGATTCTTAGTCATTTTCATAAACCATTCCCATTTAATTTCAATTCATCTTGGGTAAAGGCCTCGTATGCTGGTGGTACTGGTCCATACGAATGGCATCCACCAAGTGATGATGGTGAATACATCAATGTAACAACTGGTGATTTTATAAGAAAGTATCGTCACTACTATTCGATGGTAAGTGAGAATGATTTTCTGAAAGCAATTGGTCAACAAGTTACAGATTATTACTTGGCGAATTATGATACTTCTGCTGAGTATCTTGGTTGTGCATCGTATCGTAGATTTCTGATGATAGATGAAAATGACAAAACAGAAAAGATTACTTTGCCTGCAACATTAGAATCTTCTGAGAAAATTACTTCTGAAGAAAAAATGAATAAGGCTCTTGTTCTTCTACAAGATAATGATATAATTATCAACCATGAAAGAGTTATTCATACTTCAGTTGAGAATCAATATCTTACATACGAACTGCCTGAATATTGGCACCTGTTCAAAGAAGGTATTGTCAGAGTGAATCCTTCTTATCGAAACAAGATGAATTGGTTCACAGAAAGTAATCGATGTAGTTATGAAGGTATCTACATTATGAAGAAACATTTGTTCAGACAATTAGTTACTGAACACTTTCTGATTATGGAACATATTTGGAAGAATTGTAGTGAAGTATTTCCCGATAAGTCAAAGAAACAATACAATTGTTCAGAACCATTCCCTTGGCGTTACCCTGGTTTTCTCAACGAAAGATTTGTACCTTTCTTTGTTCATGCAAATAATTTGAAAAAGGTTGAAGTGCCTCTTGTCTTTTTAGGATGAAAGATAAATTCATTCAAGCCCATATGGAGGCAGCAGGTGTCTATGCTCGTCTGTCTTCTGCAAAACGATTACAAGTTGGTTGTGTCATCGTCAAAGATAATACAATCATTGGCATTGGTTACAACGGCATGCCTTCTGGTTGGAACAATGAGTGTGAGACAATCGATTATGTCGATGAGAACGGCCAAGATTATGACGAAATGATTTCAAATGGTTATACTTTTGGCGCTATCTCTGAAGTCGCAGGTTATGTTAGACGAATTACGAAGCCTGAAGTTTTACATGCTGAAACGAATGCGAT